TAATTGATTAGTCCGAGTGTTCTTAATTGGTTAGTATTAAATTTCTTAATTGATTAGTCTGAATTTTTTTAAATTTAAAATTTAAAAAATTTGAATTCGACTTTGCTAAATATATTATATTGTCTATATAATGACGGAGAATTATCATACAGTAGCCGATCAATCAATCAATACGGCAGATATCGAAGTGTCCCATAACGGTGGGTTGGCTAATCCGCAGGTTAACCAATTCGTATATTCATCTTTCAGAAACATGCACTATCATAAATCAGCCGTTACCCCAATTAGGGATGGCAATAAATTTATTTTTACCCCAAATCTCGGGATGGGAGCATTTGAGAATTTGATTTTAACGACTACTGCTGTTCAACAGAGGTCACTCGATGAGATGCTGACTAATTTAACGTCACTTCAATGGAAAATTGGACAACAAATTGTATTTGATATGAGTGGTGTAGAGATTATCAGTGCATTGAAAATGATTGATGAATTGTACAAATTAGTCAATGACAAGTACCAGAAAGGTATACTAATTATACCTTTACAACAACTAATAACACACAGATCCATTGTCTGTTCAACCAAAGATGAATTCGTCGTAAATTACAAAAGTACCGATCATTACGAATGTTTTTGTCACGGATTTCAATTACCTACTGTCGCTAATCAAACTACCCAACATGCACCCCTACACACCCTGATTTGGCAATATGGAGTGTACATTAAACATTATTGTCGTAATTTCACATTGGATCACATTACTGCACCGCTTTCCCAAGAAACATCATTGGATGATATCTGTATCTCTGATATTGTTGTGTGTCCACATCAATCAGGAAACTATGACATAAGTGTCAACAATAAACGTGTACTGAAAGGTGATCACCCTTTAAACCTAATGGAAACAGGTCTTGTCTGCGATGATGACAAGTATTACTACCACAGTATTAAATCTGATGATACCGAACATATTGGTTATATGTTTGGCGGATTACTATCAGGTCGAACATTAAAACTAACTATCGAGCCAACTTGCCAACAGGTCAAAATTATCATCAAGTACAAAACTATTCTTCGCCACTGTGGTGGTTATGATGCTCAAGTTAGTCCAACACTACAGGTAGACATGGTACATAATCGGATTACCAATCTATGGGTCAATTCGACGATTACGTGTCTCGAGTGTTTAAGTCACGATGAGACCAGTTATTTGAGTTGGATCGATCCCTACCTCATCTCGTTGATCATCAACAATGTTGTCAACCAGATTTAATTTTAACAAAGAAACGATCACCTACATCTAGTTATCTGATTTTATTGAGTAGATATCCCCTTTGTCTGAAAATGGTAAATTTTTTATCTTCTGGAAGAATTGCGAACTTGTCTTTTGTGAGGTAAATTTCTTGCCACTGTTTGGGTGTTAAACTATTTTTAAGATATAACTCAGCACACCCTTGAGTGGGATAGATTTTCCAATCCAATGTTTCCAGAATTAAACGCACTGTATCAAGATATTCTTGTTGAGAATAAGAATCATCGGAGTCATTGACAAATGAACTCAATGATATGGTATAGGAGTATTGTATTATGGCACTCAAATACAAACAACAACTGCCAATTAATTGTAATTGTTGTCCATTAATCTGTTTGACCCCAAGAAACCGATACATTAATTTAATGGCGTGACCCAATGGTGCGTGTAAATAGTGTTGACGGTCGAAGTAAATCAACCATTCAATCACAATTGACATCATTTTGTCATTAATTTGGGGTTGACGAACAGCGTCAATGTCTTTGACTGGTAGTTCTTCAATCAAACAGGCTTCTGATAGTGGATAATTGACCCATAGATTTTTAAATGTACGATTCCCATATAATTCAATAGGAGTCAATCGTCGATTTTCGTCGATTTGTAACATTTTGCGTATCAGATCAATCATCACTTGACCATCTGGATACATTTTCGCATGATGACCAACGTCAACTAGATCGTCTATAACTCGTTGAGTCCAACCGCATTTATCGAACGTATCAAATAGACCTATTTGAAGTTCTTTTTGATTGAGAACGAACAACAGTGTTAAACCCATACTAAACATATCGTACGCATATGTTGCTTTTTTATTGGTCATAACATATGATTGATCAGCATATACGTGAGTTCCACACGTGCGTAATGAGTGTTCATGAACGGGAGTAACACATCCCCAGTCGATTAGTGATAATCGACCATCATTATTAATGCACAAATTTTTGGTTTAATATCCATATGAGCCACATGAATCTGTTTCATCCAGAGTAGTATTCGACCCATTTGTGACATTAAACTGGGTAGCATAGCAATACGCTGTTCATATGGTGTTTGTATGATGTATTTGTGTAAGTCCATACCCATATTGGTCTCGTTGAGATAAATCTTGTTACCGCTGAGGTTAATCGATGAGTGGTTCGGAATGAAGGGAATATGCGAAAAAGTCGAAATAAAACTGCATTCTATAACGTTAGGTGTAACAGGATCGGTGTCTTCGTTGGCCATTGTCATGATTTTTTGTACTTCGTGTGGATTGACTAAAAACACATCACCATATGTACCAGAGTTAATTAATTGGCTAGATGACATTGTGCTAAAATGTCATCTGTGATTGCCAAAAGTAGTTGATCAATTTTACAAATCATTCTAAAATATGACTAAGGCAAGATCCAGATTACGCATGACAAAGTTGTCTATTGCTAATTTATAGGTCGATGTACCCATTCATTATTTCAGGGATGATGAGGCGAAGTATCAAACGATCCGTGAACTGGCCTTATAACCACAAGTGAAGTGAAAAAACAAGTGACCCAAATGGTGATTGATGTGGTTCATCAACATCAATTACGACGTAAGGACATCTGATTTGAACAACATCATGTCTGTTTTTTCTTGTTTTTGTGTTTTGCTTTGATTTGATTTTCCAAAGAAAACATGGTTCGATAATCAAATTTATTTCACTTGTCCCAAGGCATCATTAATTTTACCACTTTCAATTACTTCTTCTTCATCATCATCTTGATGTGGCCCAGCCGAGACCAATTTGTACCCACACCAACCACCCTTAGCAGAAGACTGGTATTTGCCAATCTTCTTTTCGATGCTTACTTTCATATCTTTTCGGCTCGGTGACTTATCACAACGGTTCTCTTTCCACCAATCTTTGAAGACTCTGAAGGTGTCCTCCAGTTTAGCAGAACTCTTATCGTCCTTGATCAAGCAATCGGTGACGAAATCATTGTAAACATCATTGTTGCGTTGATATTCACGAGTTGCATCTTTGACTGCTTGGGGTTCATGGAGACCGTGTTTCTTATAGTCCTTGTAATGCTCCAGCAGAATGTACATGAACGCCTCCTTCCATGCGAATAATTTATCGGCCAAGTACAAATCTTTCTTGAACTCATACTTGTTGTTGGGATCTGGTTTATCCACGAACCTAGAGCGGAATTCAATCACGCTAATACGCCTCCAAGTACCTTGATCATCAGGTGGTAAACTGGGCAGATGATTGCAACAGAAAACCATCTTGAATTGCGGTTTAAAATCGAACGGTTCCCCATACAAGGGGCGACAAGTAATCCGATCACCACCAGTCCAATCTTTGATGATACCAACATTAAACCGTTCATTTTCTTCAGGCTCTTGCGTCGAGACGGTGCGTTTCCCTTTGAGACGAGATACTTCTGGGTTAGCAGAACTAGAATTTGTTTTGGTTTTCTGCGTCAGTACGGTGACTGGGATCTTGGACGTATATTGTCCGAATGCAGATTCAAATAGTTCCAATAATTTACTCTTACCATTACCTCCAACTCCAGTCCAAATGTGGAACTTTTCGTTGGGGTTTCGTCCTTCAACGAAGGACGAAAGGAGTCGAAACACGTAATCACGGACTTCATCATCAGGGAAAACTTGCGACATAAAGGTGTAGATCGACACCACATTCTCATCTTCTTCTGTATACTCGTAATAATCAGTTTCCGTCGACAGAGAGACCAAGTCTTCTGGTCGTCCATCACGGAACTCGCCTTCTCGCAAGTTGTAGACACCATTTTCAAATCCAATCAAATCTGGATTGGCATCTAAATTAGAGGTAAATTGACTATCATAGAACATCGTCTGGCACTCTTTGATGATCTTCTCCTTAAATGTGAAATCTCGTAGTTTGTAGGTGATATCGGTTAAGGTTTTAGCCTTTTGTAAATATTGATCTTTTTGTTCGTCGGACTGTTCATAAGCCGCCAAATTATAGTAGGAAATCAATCGGAGATATTCGTTAACCACATCGTTACCGATTTTCTTTTTCAACGAAACACCACAATCATTGGTACTCCATCGGTGATTTTTAAATTCATACCAAATGTTGTGTTTAAGTGAAGTACAGACGTATTGATACTTGTACATGCTATATACTACACGCGCCACATCTTGGGTTGTCTGCGACTGGGATTTGAGAATATCATTGGATATATTTTTGCGTGAGAACTGCGCGTAATTCTTGGAATTATCCATCTTGGCCCATCGATGCAGACTTCCAATTCCTAGTCCATCATCACGGTTACACATCGATGCCCACATTTCGTCACATTCACCGTCTTTAAATTTGGGTGATTTTCGGCTAAAATCGATCCAACTGTCCAACAAGGAAGGATCAATATTATGAAGACACAGACCGACTTCGACCCACGTCTTATAATTTTCAGCACGAGTTATGTCCAATAATTTAACTAGTTCGCGAACTTCCTCCAAGTTAAAATCATCTTTCATATGATTTTGTGTTAACTTGGTGATCCTGACAATTTTCTTGGGTTTAGCAACCACTGTTTTCTTTTTGTCCAATAGGTATTTGTGTTCCGTTTTGATTGGAATCGAGAGTTTTTCATCATGATCACGAATGCTCAATAACTTAATTAATGACTTGTCATCATATTTTTTGATATTCAAATCATTATGGTCAAAATCAATAATATGCGTCAATTTGTACGGTTTAGCTGTCAATTTGGAACACCCATACATTAGCCAATTATTTTTGGCGATTACTTGTTCATCGACAATATCGTCGAAATTATTCTTGCAACCAATCGTCGACAGAACTGGTTTACAATACAACATCACGTGATCTCGAATTAAGATCTGAATGTCAGTGTCACACACAATCTGCGGATAGATAATGTGAACTCCGTCCTTGACATTACCTCGATCGATGTATGGTTCATCACGCTCAAACACAAACGCTTTAAGTCGATCAGGTGGAACTTCCAAATAGTTTTGGATGGCCTTATTATACAAGTCAACCATCCCAATCACATGGTCAAATTTGTAATTGCGTTTGTTTTGTTCCAACTCAAACTTGAAATCAAGATCGATTTTGATAATGGTGTAACGCTCAGGTTTTTCTGTCAAATGAACTGGTATCTTGTTTTGAAAGATGGTTGTGTGAATAAGTTCAATTAATTGGTCTTTGTGATCGGGAGGGATCATATAAGAACCAGCTGGTTTGCCAATGCTGGTATGGGTATAGTTTTCACCTTTTTCGACTTTGTGATCTAGTAAGAATTTATTGAGATCAGTTGATAAGTATGAAACCATTTCTAATAATATTAGCAGATATAATATTTGAGTGGAATTGATACACTGGAATAACAAATCAAATTTTACAAAAATATCAATTCGATTCGATCCAAAATTAAATTTTGTCGAATTAAATCGAAACTGATGGAATTTCCTTTGAGATTTCCGTTGGGATTTCCGTTGGGATTCGTCCAGATTTCCTTCGAATTTCCTCTAGATGATTTTCTATAGATCCGAAAAAAATGATGATCGAAATTATGTGATTGTTTAATATTATCCATCAATAATGGAACACCAAGATTGAAAAACGAAGATTTTTAACCAAAAATCGACAGTACCGATTCCAGCGGTAGAAGTCCCCAAACATGTCGCAATCACCCGAAATAAACAGAAAAGACCCGTGATATCGACTCACAAAATCGAGGAACGTGTAGAACAAGATCAAATGGACCTACCTAAGGTAACTCATAGTCTTCAGTTACAGATCCAAAAAAGCGCGACAAGATAAGACTTGGACACAGAAACAACTCGCACAAGCCTGTTGCTTACAGACCGCAGTAATCAGGAACTACGAGAATGGAACAGCGATTCCCAATCAACAGGACTTGACTAAAATGAGTTGGTCTTTATGAGTTATCCTTAGGAATAAATAACTCATAAAAATTGATTAGTTTGAATTCGTCTGATACTTTGATTATCAGAATGGAGTATCTTGTCGGTAACCCAGTTACATTAGATCTGATTGGACTCGTTGATGTACAAGCCTTAGCCACCGCGCTGCGTACCAATCATAGTTTGACCTCACTCAATCTCAAAGATAACCAGATTGGACCATCTGGTGCCCAAGCCTTAGCCACTGCTCTACTCACCAATCACGGTTTGACCACACTCAATATCGTTGATAACATGATTGGACCAATTGGTGCCCAATCTTTAGCCACTGCTCTATTAACCAATCTTAGTTTGACTTCACTCAATCTTCGTTGGAACCAGATAGGCGATGTTGGTGCTCGAGCCTTAGCCACCACACTATTAACTAATCATAGTTTGACCTCACTCAATCTCAGTGGGAATCGGATTGGACCAATTGGTGCTCAAGTTTTAGCTAACACTCTACAAACCAATCATAGTTTGACCTCACTCGATCTCAGTGGTAGCCTGATTGGAGATGTTGGTGCCCAAGCCTTGGCTACCGCCCTACTAACCAATCTTAGATTGACTTCACTCAATCTCAGTGGTAGCCAGATTGGACCAATTGGTGCCCAAGCCTTGGCTACCGCTTTACAAACTAATCACAGTTTGACCACACTTAATCTCTATTGGAACCAGAGTGGACCAGTTGGTGCCCAAGCCTTGGCTACCGCTCTACTAACCAATGATAGTTTGACCACACTCGATCTCAGTTATAACCAGATTGGACCAATTGGTGCCCAAGTCTTAGCCACCGCTTTACTCATCAATAGCAATTTGACTTCACTCAATCTATGTGATAACCAGATTGAGTGAAGTCAATCTATGTGATAACCAGATTGGGGACGTTGGTGCCCAAACCTTAGCCAACGCTTTACGAACCAATCATAGTTTGACTTCACTCAATCTCTTTTCAAACCAGATTGGAGACGTTGGTGCCCAAGCCTTAGCTACCACTCTATTAACCAATCATAGTTTGACCACACTTAATCTCGTTGATAATATGATTGGACCAGATGGTGCCCAAGCCTTAGCCAACACTCTACTGACCAATCACAGTTTGACTTCACTGGATCTCCAGTTTAACCAGATTGGAGACGTAGGTGCCCAAGCCTTAGCTACCACTCTATTAACCAATCACAGTTTGACTTCACTGGATCTCGGTTGGAACCAGATTGGACCAATTGGTGCCCAAACTTTAGCTAACGCTCTACTCACCAATCACAGTTTGATCACACTCGATCTCAGTGGGAACCAGATTGGACCAATTGGTGCTCAAGTTTTAGCTAACGCTCTACTCACCAATCACAATTTGACTTCACTCATTCTCAGTGGGAACCAGATTGGACCAGATGGTGTCCAAGCCTTAGCCACCACACTATTAACTAATCATAGTTTGACTTCAATTGATCTCAGAGAGAATCTGATTGGACCAATTGGTGCTCAAGTTTTAGCTAACACTCTACAAACCAATCACAATTTGACTTCACTCGATCTCAGTGGGAACCAGATTGGACCAGATGGTGTCCAAGCCTTAGCCACCACACTATTAACTAATCATAGTTTGACTTCACTCAATCTTAGTTATAACCAGATTGGACTAGTCGGTGCCCAAGCCTTGGCTACCACCCTACTCACCAATCATAGTTTGACTTCGCTCAAGCTCTATTATAACCAAATTGGACCATCTGGTGCCCAAGCCTTGACCAGTGTAATGGAATCGAGACGAAAGATGTCTCTAGATCAACGAGCAATAATCCTGTCGGAATCCAACTGTGATCAAAGTCTCTTTTCAGATTTACCCAAAGACGGATGTATTCTTTCGGATATCTTGAATTATGTGGAAATACCTCCAATTATATGTAATATGGGATAATATTTTGACAGTAACTTAATTTACTTAAATCCAAAAAAAATTGAATTATAAAATGTCTTATACCGAAGATGATGATATAACCATTTTATAAATGATGAATATTCCAGACGCGAGTAAAATGTACGAAATGTGTCGTTCTCGTCAGGCGGAGTCTGAAAAGAAGATACTGCTCAAACAACAGCAAATTATTGAGAAAGCATTTGCTGATCATACTGGAGAAAGTAATGATATTATATTTGTTTTGGATACTAAATTAATTTACAGTTTGGCAAAACAACTTCGTGACAAGGGGTATGATCTTTACCAGAAAATGACCGCTCTAGATGACAGTCCAGAGAAATGGACCGTCATGTGTACTGCGATGCGTCCTAAACTGAGTGAATATGTTAATACCGAAAGCGGAGGAAACCCATACTCGATTCCACTTTTTTACAAACTTTACATCTAATAAACTGAAATTTTTATGTATGATATATTATATAGATGATATATCATAAATATGAAATAAAAAAAATGGTCGCTAATTTACCGTGTATGGCCAGACATGAAGATCCCAATTTATGTGGATCTAGTGGAATAGTTATTGACAATCTCCACACTTTGTGGGTAGCCAATACAGGTGATAATAATATCATCGCACGTAACGTCACACACTACGACTTATATGGCAATCAATTGAGCGATAAACTACCGTTCATCGATTATCAATCACCCATTCCATTAGTCCCTCCTTCACAACAACGGCAATTGATTAGTGATTTATTATGGTTACAGAAGAATGTCCTATATTACCGTGATGGGATAATTGCGGGTATGCCTCAAATTTACAATTTTCCTCCAATCTTAGGTAGCATCTCAGTCCAGCCATCACAATATGAAGATTCACTCAATTTATTCTTGAACCAACCGAATGGATATTTAGGATCCAGTTTCGATGTCAGTTTTTTGGTTAATTTTTGTATTAACTACCCTTTACCTTTAACTACCCCCAGTGGTAGACAAGCGAATATTATTTTGAGTAATGCTCATACACTAATTTATCCAAAATTGATCATCGATTTGTTCAATGATGATTTAATTCGCCAATATGGAGAGACTTTATCAGATGCACAACGATGGTTGGCGATAGGTTCACTAAATGCTATGACCATCAGTCAGGATACAAAGGGATCATTATCCAAGATCGAAACCGCAGTGTCAACTGACACTGATCAACTACCAATCGGCATCGTCTACAATCCGACCAAAGGATTTGTTGGATTCCAATTTGATGAACGACGTACCGCATGTGACTTGATCGCCGCCACACCTAAGGGAGTAATCTATGTCTATAGCCCATTGATTCACATAGGCGACTATTATGGCATGATCTCAGTACTGGATAATACGGAGGGTTATCCTGTGTATACTGGGATTACTTTGACTAATAATCGGATCTATGTGACTGATCTAGCCAACAAAAAGATCGAAATTTATGATTTTGGATGGATCGCTGCTCGTAATTTAGACGGATATTTTGTTGACCCAGATCTACCTAATGACTATTCACCATTTAATATTGTTGCACACAATGATCAATTACTCGTGATGTATGCGAAAATGGATCCTAATAGTCAACCCGTTGGTAATAAAGTCATTTTTGGACTTGGTTATGGGATTATCAATATTTTCACAATTGATGGAGTATTAGTCAAAAGAGCAGTTACTTATGGACGGCTCAACGCTCCATGGGGTCTAACGGTAGATAAAGACCACTTCTACATTTCTAATCATGGAGATGGGAGAATTCAAGTCTATGATTGTGATTGGGTATATCAAGGTCGACTACATTTTACTGATCACAGTAAGGGTATTGATGGTCTGTACGGAATCCACCAAAGAGATGGTCAAATCTATTTTGCTTCGTCTTTGAACGGAGTGAGTGGTCTAGTGGGTAAAATTAGGCAGGATGATTCTGCGTCTGATTCTTCATCTGATTCTTCATCTGATTCTTCATCTGATTCTTCATCTGATTCTTCATCCGATTGTCATCCACATACATCATCTCATTCTCATCA